GTAAGTAGGGTTGCCACTGTCATGACGCTCGTACCTCTCCCAGTAGTCATCGCTGTTCTCGTAGTAAGTTGCGTAGCCGTTGGAATCTTCAATTAAGATAGGGAATGTAAATGCAATTCCTAGTTCTTTGTATATTTCGCTTAGTGGTTTCATAGTATTATTATTGGTTATCCAAAACAATGCCAGTGCCATTGCAGACTGAGCAGGTTGGAAATTGATTGGTGTTTGGGTTTCCGGGTAATTCGCCCATGCCATCGCATGCTGGGCATTCTTCTGGTTCTTCTTCTTCACTCATCATCAAACCTTCCCATGCCAAACTTGTTGCGCCATTGGCTGTATGTTGATGCATGCAAGCCAACTTCATTGCAGGCATTCTTGGCAGCAACACCTGCTTTGCGTAAATCATCAACGGCATCAATCATGCTGCGCTTCTGATCGTCTGTTAAACTGTGTGGCAAATGCGTTGATTCTTCCAAAGCTACACGTTTGCCAGTGCGCCGCTCAAAAGCTTCATTGGCTTCAACTTCTTCAGCAATGCGCCTTTCTGCCCATTTCATGAAGCTAGAAATGCCCTGTGTTTGTGTTTCAATCATATTATATTAGTCTGTTTATTAATGTAATGAATGCTTTTGCGGCAGTTTGTGGCACAACGCCATTGCCGCATGCCCTTAATCTATCCACTCGATTGGCAGTTGCGTCCACCCCACTGGAAGACCCATTAGTTGCTCGACCCAGTCCGGATTCAGCTTGCCCTGTGCTTTGCCGCAATGGCCCGCAATCTCTTCTTCCAGGTTTGACTTGTTTCGATTGGCTAGATGCTCCCTGTTCTCTTCCGTTATCACTGGATGAACCTGGTTTGCTCTTGGTGTCGCCCACTGCTGTGACTCTTGGCTCTTCCCAGTCGTGCTGTGGTTCGCCTGGTCTGGCTGGCCAAGCTCCCCTCTGGCTGCCATTGCGCTCAAGCACTTGATCGCTTGTGAATTGCCCTTGATTCTGTATTTTTCCTCGCCGACTGTGACTGTCGGCCAGTTCTTCGCCGCCTTCCTGCTGTGATCCATCTCTGGATAATGCACTTGCTCTCTTAGGTTCATACATCCAGCGTTCTTCTCGGCTCTGGTCTGCGCCAGCTTCTCTGGTGTCCAAACGATGTTGTTTGAGTCGAATGTCTGCGGTGTTGCCCAGTTCTTCTTCTCGTAAGTCTCCACTGCGTCTCTTAGCTTCGCCCCAAAGGTTTGGTTGCTTCTGTGCCTCTTGCTTTTGAAACCCTTCTCCGTCATTTCCGTTTCGATTCGTCCTCCCTCCGCGTCCGATGTCCTTGATGTCGGCCAAGCCAAGGATGAAGACTCGCTTTCTCTGGTGAGGCGCGCCGACTTCAGCCGCTGAGAATACTCCTGCCGTTGCTCGGTAACCCAAGCCTTCCAGTGTTCGCAAGACATATTGCAAAACTGACTCTCCGTCTGCTGTCTTGGCTGAGATGATTCCTTCAACGTTTTCAAGGAAAACAATTCTAGGTTGGCACTCCCGGATTCCGTTGGCCATGTATGGGAATAGGTGTCTTGGGTCTTCAACGCCTTCACGCTTTCCAGCAGCACTAAATGGTTGGCACGGGAAGCCACCACTGATGATGTCCACGCATCCACAAAACTTTCCGTATGGGAAGGTTTTAACGTCCGTAAAGATAGGTGCTTGATCCATCTCACCCGTTTCCATCTTTGCAACCAAGTTCGCGACAGGGAATCCTTCCCTCTCCACGTAAGCGATTTCTCGCAAATTTGGCAGAACTGTTCTGAGTCCAAGCCCAATGCCTTCGTATCCAGAGCAGAGGCTGAGGTGTGTAATTGTTTTGGTATTATCCACATTATTATTCTCCATTTGTTGTTATTATTTGTAAAAGATATGTCTGCCAATTTTGACTGTGATTGTCATGCTCTTTGTCCAATATGGCATGCAATAATCTGCATGGTAATGATCAGCACCATTAGTGAAATTGGTTGGCGCAGACAAAGCGATTTGCAACGCTTGGTTGTATCTTGGATGGCGTTGTGCCTTAGCAAACAAAGCAGGTCGTTTGGCTTTGTTGTTCCAGCAAGAAAACTGCAAACGTTGGAAACACACTTCAGATGGCATCATGCGCCTTTTGATGGCGCGGTTTTGTATGACTTCATTGACGGCTTGCAAAGCGTTTGGCGCATATTCGCCTCCAGCTTCCAAGATAATTGTAGCCGCAACAATTTCTGCATCAGTTGCTGAGTATGTCGCATTGGCGCAAGTAATAGCGCAGAGTAATATCATTAGCTTATTCATATTATTGGGTTGGTGTTGGCTGGTTAGTTAGCAATGAAATGTGCAACGGCTTGATTAATTGGCATATCGTTTATGCATACCCAATCTTTATGCCATTTGGAAATTTTAAACTTAAAAGCACCCATACTGTTTGCAGTAATGTTATATTTTTTCTTGCCGTATTTAAAGAAACCTTTTTTGCCTTTTTCAAATATGATCATATTGCGAGCCATGAGCCTTTTTACTTCTTTTTCTAGCAAGTAAGTTTCCAGCAACTGTGAAACTGTTATATCAAGGTCGCCTTCGATAAATCCCCTATCGTCATATTCAGTGTTGTAAGTTGTATTTTCTTCGTGCCACTTTGAGATTCGCCTTAGCTCGTCATTAAACTCTGCATTGCTTTGTGGGTTTTTCTCATGCTTGTAATGCATATCGCTACCGCCTTGTCCATCATTGCTAACAATGGCAAATGGTTTTCCGTCAACATATAAATCTGCAACAAAGTTGTTGGTTTCATGTGATGCAAATTTGATGTGCTTGATTTTTTTGAGTGTAATTTTCATATTATTATTATTAAGTTATTATTATTATTATTGGTTGTTTAAGTAATCTTCATTGTGAAGGTTGTCGCTTCTTTTAATAAATCCTTCGTTTAAATACGCTTGTAAAATTGATCTTATGGTCATCCAGTTTTTAACTTTTACGTTAGAAGCTTTTACTGAGTTCATTAGGTCATCCCAATTAAAACTTTTTCTGCCTTCATTTAAAAAGTTCTCAATGTAATTTGCGGCTGTGTTTTGTGCTTTAGTCATATTATTATTAGGTTATTGTTTGATATGGCTTGTGCCATACCAATGACCATGACCAGCCAAGCACTCATGTCAATACATTATTGGTAATATTTTAATTGCCTGTAAATGCGCGTTCTTGCTTGGCTTTGCCTCTGCAACATCGGATGAAAGCCATCCCGGAAGTCATGAATGATGCCACAAGCCTTGCCGTCATGCGGCCGCAACACTCTGCCAGTTGATTGGATTGCCTTGCGCTCTGAGCGCCCACAACCAGCCATGATAATCACATTGGCAACTGGCGCATCAAATCCTTCTTCAATGGCTGATGTGCCAATCATGCACTTTAAGCTGCCGTCCCGAAACCTAGCAATGACATCTGCGCGTCTCTTTGCGCCCATCTTGCTGTAAACCAACTCAGCACCTGGTATTGCATCAGCCAAGCGTTTGCCATGCTCAATTGAGCCAATCAACACAATGGTGTGGTTTCCTGCTTCCATGCTTTGTCTGGCAATCAATTCAATGTGGGCATCTCGGTCTGGGTTTTCCCAAATGCCAAGCTTCTGCGCTGCCTGCCATTTGCACTGGCTGGTCTGCTTGCGCTCACCTTCTTCAGTTCTAAACATCCACGCCATCTTTCTGCGCCTGCTTGCAATCAATTCATCTGACAATTGCTGAATGGCATTTGCTGCTTGTGCGCTCTGCACATCATGCCAGACAACCTTTGCCTTTGCCAGATGCCCATTGTCAACCAAGGCAGCACGATCAATGCAATGTATGTTATTGCCAAACAAATTGCGCAGCAGATCATTGCGGTCTGCGTCACCGCTAAATGGTGTTGCCGACAATCCCCACCGGGCCGAACTTGCTTGGTTAATCTTTGCGCACCATCCATCAGCACCTGCCCTGTGGCATTCATCCACAATCAACAAGTCTGGTTTGCTTCCCATTGGCGCACCTGCTGCGCAGTAAATTTGCAGATGCGCCTTTTCTTTTATTACTGGAAAGCGGTCACAAGCCGTCTGCATTTGATCAACTTGCTCTCTGGTGTTTACCATGATTTCCACATTAGCCACACCTGTGCGCCTCAATAAACAAAAAGCCAGAGCAGATGCCGCAATGTGCGTTTTACCTGCTCCGGCTGGTGCTTGAACAATACCACGTTTAGACTTTGCCAAGAAAGCAATTGCCTGCTGCTGGTATTGTCTTTGTTCCATCAATTACCAAGGTTGCTCATCAAGTGTAGCATCTTCAGCAACTGGTGATGTGCCTTCTTTATAAAGCACATGGTTTTGATTATATACAAAACCACTGAAACCAATTTCTGCCCATGACTTTTCTGGATCGTTTCGGTCTGGTGTCATTTCAACTTTGGCAGTGAATTTTTGATCTTTTACAATCTGATAAAATCCTTCTGCATCTTCTGAGTCTAATTGATCACGAAAGATTTGAACGCCACATGCTTTCAAATACATAAAAAGCAATGCCCGTGCTTTGTATTCAGAAGTTGGTTTGCTTAAGTCACCCCAAAAGAATGTCTTGCGCATTGTGTCGCCGCATTTGGTTGAAAATGTGCATTCAAACATGTCAGTGCCATCGCGCTGATTAATTTTATGAATCACATTTGTTGTTTTAAACTCATACAATCCAGCCTCTTTGATGTAGTTGCTGCCGCTTGAGTTTGCGTCTTCGTCTGTTGCGATATATTTAGCCATAATTTTTTGCTTTCTAGTAGGATTTTGTTTCTTCCCAAACTTTAATGCCTGGTATTGTTTTTGTTATTTTAAGTGCGGCCCGGATCTTTCTTTCATCCAAGCTAAACAAGTCTGGTCTTGATTTCAGCGTTTCCACTTCATCAACAATTTCAAACTTGGTTGTTGTGCGAACCTTCACACCTGCCACCGCTTCATGTTTGGCTGCCGCATCTTGGCGCAACTTAACAATTTTATGCTGTGCAGATTGATCAAGCTGCTCAATGTCTTGCCCAGTATCCAATGCAGCCTGCGTTGCTTCCACCAGAATCTTTTGTTCTTCAATTCTAGCTTGGCGTTCAGCTTCAATTTTCTTGTCACGCTCCATCTTTTGAAACGCTCCAAGCAATCGAGCAATGCGCAATTCCTCTGTTTTGACATCATCAATGTAATCTTTAGCAACGCTGTCAATCTGCCTGCCAACTTCAAGCACTGGTGCTTTGGCAAGCTTTCTTGATTCCTCAATGCCTTTGATCAGACCACGCAATGCAGACTGTGCTTCTGCTGCAATTGTGGCTTCAAATCCATCATCAACTGATTCAATGCCTTTGGATGACATCAATGCCTCAATTTTCATCTGCTCTGCTTCAGCAATGATTTCAATGATGACTCCATTGATCTTTGGTTGTGTGATCAATTCACTCATTTTGAAACCGCCTTTCTGAATGCATCAAAACCAATTTCCATTTTGGCTTGAATGTCTTGTGGCAAGTCGCGCCAGGTCTGATCAAGATCCATGTCTATGTTGCCCTTGTTGGTCCAATACAGATTGGTTTTGTATTCCAAATCATTTGAATCAATCAATGCTGCAAGATTTGGCCGATCTTCAATTGGCATTTCTTCAACATCAATTGCTTCAACAATTGCTTTGGCTTTCTTTACCTTCTTTGTTTTCGGCTTCTTTGCTTCAGCAATTGGCGCTGCTTCCGCAACATCAATTTCTTCTGGCACATAAACGCCTTGCACAATTTCCGGCGCAATCGCTCGCAACGTTTCAGATATGCAACGCGCTCGCAACATTGCTGCTGGTGTTTTGTCCCATGCAGAACCTGCGCGGTTCAATCCAGCACGTTTTGCATCATCCATTGAGAAGCTGCCATTGATCTTGTTGCCCTCAAAGTCAAAAACGGCTGATTGCACATTCTCATTCTTTAAGTCTTCCCAAGTAACTTTGCCACCTGCTCGGCGAAAGTCAGCCAGCATCGCATCTGCGCGCTTGGTCAACTTGCCTTTTACCAAGTGGTAATTCTTGGCCATTTCTAATGGCGGTTTGTTTTCTGCTATGCATTGCAATGCAAAAACAATGCCAGCTTCTTTGCTTTCACAACCAAACATTCCAGAACGGCAAATGGCGTTTCCAATCAAATCAATGCCATTGGCATCATTGATTTTATCATATGCAGTGATTTGGCTCATCGGTTGCCTCCCATCTCATCAACAACAATGTTGACCTGTGGCGGTCTGTCTCGGCCCGTGAAAACTTGCAAGCGAAACACTTTTATGCCCCGGCTTTCAAGTTCCACCAATATTTCTTCAATAGCTTCTTCAGCCTTTGATTTTATGGCTTTAATATCTTTATTCATCATTCCTTTCTTTGGGCATTGCCCTGTTATTGTTATTATTAATGCGCAGCGTTGTGCTGCGATTGGCATCCAAATCAATAAATTTGTAATGACAATCGTTATATAATAATAAGTTGAACAATATTTTTGATGCAGTTTTGAACGCCGCCAGCATCAAATTCCCAATCAATCAAATCATCTGGCAATGGCTGCTCGCTGCTGTGATCGCCCGTATATGTGATCCCATCCCGGATTAGCCGCACAACATCACCGCCCATTTTGCGCACCCATGCTGCCTCATTGGCAAACCTGCAATCATCAATGACAATCACCAAATCTTCTGGGTTGGCTGCTCCATCAATCAGTTTCTTAATCTGTTGCCGCATTGCCCAAAGCCAAATTTCTTGATTCACCATTTGCCTGCCCCACTCAGTTCCAAGCGAACAAAGCAACTGCCGGGCAGACTTGCCCAGGCCGTCAATTGGTTCTTCTTTGGCAACATTCAGATTGTTCTGGTCAACGCCCATTGATTCAAGCATGGCCCGGATTGGCGTTGCAAATGATACAATGGCAACATCATCACTTAGTGCCGCCAGAGCATTTGCAATCGTTGATTTGCCAACAGTTTTTGCGCCGTTCAGCGCAATCAATTTTATGTTCTGCATTGTTTAAACTGGCTGGTAAAACCTAGTAATTAAACCCTTGGTCTTGTGGTATTCAAAAGCACTTGCGCCCTTCTGTGAACCAACAAATCCAGCGCCTGTATGCCAAGCATCTGTGGCGCAAAGTGCTTCCAAGTATTCAACCACCAAGCCCGATTGCTCATCAATGACAACTGGCGCAATGGTTTTCTTGTGGTGAATGTGGCCGCATTTTAAATGCCTGTATTTAGTTGCACCCCACTCTTTGGCAAACTCTGCCGCAACGATCATTGGCCACTTCTGTGCGGCAATCTTGTCGCCGTGCGACCACACCAACAAATTGTCGCCGAACACCATGTGCTTTCTGGGTGATGGTTCAGATTTGACTTTGATGTTTGGGCATTGGCTGTAATAGGCATCAAGAACGCGAGCAAGCCAAACTTCTGAATGCCATGAATGGTTGCCTTCTAAAACCACAATTTCAACTTCTGCTGCCACTGTAGCAGCAATTGCAACAACGTCCCGGCATGCTCTGATTAAATATTCAACCACTCGATGGTATCTAGTATCAACATCCAGCACATGGCCACTGGCCTCTGTTTGATTGCTTCTGTTGTCGCTGTGCATCATGTCACCGCCAAACACTAAAACGCACTTTGCTGGCCTGTTTGATCGGGCCGCCAAACCTTCTGCTGCTTCAATCATTCTGGCAGCAGCAATGTCGCAATCGTAATCTTCATCTAATGTTTCTCTTTCATCGGCATACATGCCTACGTGCGCATCAAAAATGTCTATTTCAAACAACATTTCATCTGTGTCAGTTTTGCGCTGCTTTCTTTTTGGCGCTTTGCCTTTGGCTTTTACTTGATTGCATAGGCCATCAACAAAATCTTGCATGCCTTGTGCCTGTGGGAAAAGCCTGCGCCATTCCTGGATCACATTGCCGTTGGCATCATATTGAACTGTTGATTTGCCAACTGTTAAATGCGCTGGCGTTGGTGCTGCTGATTGCCATGGCACTTTGCCATCTGCCTCCAATAGCTTTATTGATTTTCTTAAATTGCTGACATTCTTGCCAAGTTGCCTGGCAGCTTCCGAATAACTGCCAAATTTCAAATAAGCTTCAATGTCTCTTTTTTGGCTTTCAGTCATAATCTTAAATCAATGCGCCATGATCAGCCATGCGCATTGCTGCGTTATTTCACTTGAGACGACCCAAAGTAAAAGCCCACAATCGCAAGCGTTGTTTGGCGAACCTCTGGCAATAAAACAAAACCCTCCAAGGTTTGCCAGCCACCGCCAAAGCCAATAAAGCCAAGCAATCCTTTTGCTTCATTTTCAACTGTCACTCCATGATTGGTAAATGCTAAAATAAATGGCGCTGCAATCACGGCAAAAAGTATTGTGATTGTGATGGCCCGGCGCACCCAAACGCCACCGCGCTGTGCTGCCTTGTCGTGTGACTCATCAGCCACGCCTTGCTTTTTTAGCATCATTTCAAAATGCGTTGCTTGCGCCTGCGACTGTGCAGCAATCATTTTCATGACAAATCCGCTAACACCGCCACCTAACATTGCAATTAGTTCCAAATTCATAATTTAGTCTTTCTTTTTTAGTTCTTTAATCACTTTGACTGCTGATGCCGTCATATAAACTAAGGTCGCAAGACCCACAACTAGTCCTAAAAGTTCATTAACTTGACCTAGTTCAATTGTAGCGATAAAGCCCCCTGTTCCGATTGTTGATTTATAGATAATGTCTTCGTTCATCTTATTAAGTCATTCTGATTCTAACGTCACTGCCAGCTCGGTAAAGCTCTCCTAGTTCAACTCCATTTGATGC